CTAAGAGCTGGGAATCAATGCGGCTTTTGAGCATATAGGTTAAGCGGTTGTTGATGTAAGAAGATAAACCCGCCACGTCATCAAGCTGCTCATCAGTTACGGGCAGCCAGACCGCCACCTTCTCCACTTCGTCAGATGTCTCAGTCAAGGCAAGTGCGGCTTCCCCCATAACTGCCGCCTCTGCGGCTTCCGCTGCGTTGTTCGTGTGTGTCGTTTCCTTCATGTATTTGATGGTGTCAAAGGTCGTGGTATATTGCGGATAGACATCCATGACAGAGATACGGCGGAGCGGGTATTCTTCAACCCTGCCAATGCGTAGGGCTTCGGGGTCCCAGCCTGCGCTAGCTGTCATGGTCGTCTTCAGGTTAATCGGAATCGTTACCTCTGCACCTTTCTGCTTGCAGGCGATGGATTCGCAGAACAGGTCGCCAAAGGTTTTAACTTCCGGCTTTCCGCTCCCCTTCGGGTGGACGATGCCTGCGGCTGGCTGGTTAAACTCAGCGCTCAACTCGCTCGCCCGTTGTCTGCCCTTCTCAATGGCTACCAGTTCGTCACGTTGCTTCTTCAGGTCTGAGACTTCCACGTCAAGGGCTTTTAGTCCTTCGACCTTTGCGGCTGTGTCGCCTTCAAGGCATTTCACTTTCGAGAAGTCTAAGTCATCGCCGGCTTCTATGTAAATCTGTGATACTTTCTTGGCTTTCTCAGCCAGGGCTTCGGTTAGCTCTTTCAGGTTATAACTCATTCTTTAATTCCTCCGGTATATTCCTTTCGATTCTTGCCAATAGTAGAACCGCCTGTGAATATGCTTTGCCGTCTCTTGGCTCTGCCTCCGACAGTAGCTCTTTCAGGTCTACCGCTACCAGCTGCAAAGCGTCCAGCGCGTCCAGCATTCTCTTCATCCGTTGGCGGTTCGTGGTACTGAGAACCCTCCCCTCTTTCCGTCTCAAGTCAGCAAGCGACTGTGAACGGGAGACAAAGTCAGTGACAGTGACCAGCGCTGCCTCGGCTTGTTCTGCATAGGGTTGCCCCTCAGCTTTAATAGCTAGTACTCCGGTATCAATCCCCGCCCCTACCAGGACGGGTGATATCTCTTTAACGTCAACCTGTTTTAATATCCGGGCGTCGGCATCGTCGCCGGTCCCATCTTCAGCGGTAACAGGATAGAAGCCATAACTCCACTCTTGAAGCTCGGGGGCAAACTTAACCGCCTCATAAGTCTCGCGCCCTTCGGTCATCTTCAAATTAAATTGCCCCTCGGCTATCACTTCGTCCCCTGATTCTTTAATGGTAGCCTTTCCCACCGGGAGCCGGCCGTTCCAGGAGCCGTGCATATAAGCCGAGACGAGAACAGTCTTGCCCTCAGGGAAAGCCCCGGGGACTGTGATGTCGTTGTCCTTATCCCGGACATTAAGAGTGGCAATGCGTGCCACAAATGCCCCTTCATCTGCGTCCTTCAAGGTGACCGCTATCGCCTTTCTTTCCAGGCTGTCTTTCATTGTGTCCTCCTGTGTTGTTATTGCCATTATATAAACTCCTCCCAGCATCGGCAGTTAAGCCATTCCTCAAGCGGGCCGTCAGGGTCGCCCGGAAACATTAAGCCGTTAGAGTATCGTTCACCGAACGGCCGGGACTGACCGTTAATAGCACTGTGCAAATCCCTGACCAGGGCGTCACCCATAGTGACCCATACCCTTTTTCTCTTTCCTGCGTCCTTTGCCGATTCGTTACGGGCATAACCCGATGACCGGGTAACCTCTGTTGTTGCTATTCGTTTGGACTTCCAGCCTATCGTGTCACTATAAAAACCACGCACATCCTGAATATTATCATAAGTCCCGTATGCTTCTGCAATGTGTTCGCCAATGAAAGCCTGAATGTCTTCGCTATTGCTGGCCATAATTTGTCTGGTTTCTTCTGCAACGTTCGCCCTTATCCAACGCCGAACCCTACCGAGAAATGCTGAAAATGATTTCGTCGGTTGCTTCCCGAAGTGTTCTATGATGTTTTCGGATATCTGCTCCAAGGCCTTGACCCATTCGCCTTCCCTGTTCTTGACGGCATCGCCCGCCGCCTTGACCGGGTCATCGCTGCCCAGAGCTTCTATAACCGCTTCTTCTTCTTGCTCGTAAAGAACCGCTATTTTCTTCTGGACAATCTCTATCCATTCGTCCTTTTCCTTTGCGATGCTTTCTCCTCTCGCCTTCCTTTGCCTTTCTGTCCACCCAAACAACGGGGCCGCTTTCTCATCTGTGGTTGTGTCGGCTTCTTCCGGCCCGCCCGATTCCCCTGACCTGACGGGCATCGCCGAGAAAGCCCGCAAGTAAAAGTCCTGCGTCTCGTCAATCGGCAGGCTAAGAATCCGCTGAGCGTCCCGCACCTTGCAGATACCGCCGGTTACTTGTGCGATTATACGGGCGGACAGCTTGTCCTCGTCCTCACGCAATACCCTAATCTCCGAGAGGTCGTAGGCTACCCGGTAGTTGGTGAGGTCGTCGGTGTATTCACTGAGCAGGCTGTGCTTTGTTTGCGATGCTACCAGCCGTTGAAGCGGTATTATACCGCTTTCATACGCCATGTCGCGGGCTTCTGCCATGTTGGAATAAGTCGACCTGTCCAGACCTGCACCAAGCCCCGCCACAATAGCGGGCACGCCAAGCACCGCGCTGATTCTTTCCTCCGGTATTTTACGAAGTTGCCGCAAGTCCATCTGCTGAGGATTAAAGCCGAATGTCTCGACCTTAGTCGCCGCTCCTAAAATTATCGGCTCGCCTCTTCGGTCTCCTGTCGTCCTTGATTTAACATAAGCCTTGACTGCGTCGGCGTCCTGCGGTGAGACCGTGTCCTTATCCGGTGATATTACCAGGCCGGGGACACCGAGGTTCTTTAATAGAGAAGCGGTCATGTTCGCCGCTTCGTCATCGGTGAAGACTTCCCTAACCAAGCTCTGCAAAGGTGAACGGCCTTTCCGTAGATTGGTCGGGTCGATGCCCAAGCGGTAATGGGCCACGTCCCGAACATCAAGGGCGATAGCTTGTCCGCCCGGCATATAGTCATAATGAGATATAAATACATCCCCTGTATCCGGCCACTTCGGGGCAATCATGCTTGAAGGACACCACCAAAGCTCCACCAGCCGCCCCGCATTACTCCGCACCTTTAAGAGATAAGCATTGCCAGAGATAACCAGGTCGGCAATAAATGCACCCTGTAAAAGCAGTCCGTCATAATAGGGGTTAGGCTTGTTCATCAGAACGGTCAGCGGATGGTCTATCTCCTCCCATTCGTTATCTTGGTTTCGCTGCTGTATAACCTGCGGTGCTTCGGGGTATGTCCGTTGTATCCACCCGACACACGCCATAATAATTGACGACTGCCAGCCGTTGACCTCGCTTGCATAATTAAACCCGGTCCGGGGCAGTATCAAGCTGGTATATGATGCGGGGTGAATAATGTTACTTAATGATTTTCTGATTGCGTCAAATATCGGCACGTCTCAATCTCCTACGGGCAGCCATCGGCGAGCCTGTAACATTAGCTCAGCAAGTCCCCAGACTAGGGCGTCAAGCCGGTCGGGACTCTTTCCGGCTTCTGGCGACCATGTAACCAACTGGTCTTCCAGCTCTTGGAATGCCCTTGCGTGTAGCACTTTCCCTTGCTCGTATAACGCCGCCACCGGTTCGGCTCTCGCTTGCTTCCCCCTGCTGGCGTGGATGCGTTTTACTTTAACAAGCGGGCTGACTGTCTTGATAGTATATTCCACCATCTCGCCGCCGTTATTGTCCTCGGCAATAATACAGTCCGCTTTATATTCCTCGTAAACTTGGACAGCCCGGTTCGCCCACCCGTTGGGCGATAACCTGCACGACCTGTCCGCCAAGACATAGCCGCGATTGTCAACCCCGACCCCTGCAACAATTATCCCCGTTTCGTCCGCCTGCTCTGTGCTGGTTGCCGCCGGGTCGACGGCAACAACCACCCGCACCAGGTCAGGGGCGTTGCTGTATTTGATAACCTCACGACTCCAGAGAGCGCCGGGGATATCTTCCAGTAATTCGGCGTAGATTTCCTGACGCCCAAGCCGTGTCCCTTCGTACTTGGCTATTACCTGAGAGAAGAACAGCTCCGCAAGGTTCGCCCTGTTCTCGTAAGTTGAGCCACGAGTGACAACAACGTGAGGGGCTTTGAGCAGTTCCTTAATCAATGAGATAGGTGACGGTGTCGTGGTGTATACTGCCCGCGGCCGTTCCCCGAGCCGTAAGCCCAGCATCAAGTTATCATGGCACTCTTGAGGATAATACCACGTCCGAATCTCATCACCCCAAGCCAGCCCGCATTGCGGGCCTCTCAGCTGGTCAGGCTCTTGAGATGAGAATATTAACCCCCTTGCCCCGTTTGGCCATGTAAGCCGCCGTTTCGATGGTTCGTATAACGGACGCTCATCCGGCGGGGATATTGCCAGGATACCTGAGTCCCCCTCCACCATAACATCACGAGCGTCTGCGGGTGTTTTGCCTATCAAATGGATACGGCTTGCCCTGCCTGCCCGGACTTCTGACCGGACAAACTCAGCGGCCGCCCTTGTCTTTCCCATGCCCCGGCCCGCCATCAGTAACCAGATGAGCCAGTTGCCTCCCGGTGCTAGCTGGTTTGCCCTTGCCCAGAACAGCCAGTCCCAGAGCAGGGCGTTGAGTTCCTGCACCGATAGACTTGCTAATATTTTCCCCCTCTGTTTCGACGGCAGAGATGCGAGAGAGACGGCCGAGTATAACGGCTCTGACGTTTTCAATCTGAACGGGTCCACCATCTTTCCCCATTACCTCCACGCTCTGAGAATCCTGACGACGCCACCTGTCAGGCCAGCGCCGTTCCATAATTGGTATAGCTTCCC